GTCTCTGCTCTCGAAGAAGTAAAGAAGATGCAGCTCGAGGTTGAAGAGCAGGAGCGAAAGTCACAGGAGATTTCCAAGAAGATCCTGAAGGACAACCAGTGTATCGGTGCGATCGGCGCTGAGATCGTAAGGCTTAAGCAGGACATCGCTCGGATCGAGAAACTCCAGGCCGACTGGAGGGTTTTTGAGACTATCCTCGCCGCTACCGGAAAGGACGGCATTCCGCTGCAGATCATCGCGTCCCAGCTCCCCAGAATCAACAACGAGATCGCGAAGGTCCTGACTGGCGTAGTCAATTTCAGCGTCGATCTCATCGCGAACGAAGAAGACGGAGACCTTGAGATTTTCATTGATTACGGCGATTCTAGACGTCCGATCGAGCTCTCCTCCGGTATGGAGAAGATGATCTCTTCACTTGCCATCAGGGCTGCGCTGATCGAGGTCTCTGCAATTCCCAAGCCCGATCTGTTCATCATCGACGAGGGGTTCGGTGCCCTGGATGACACAAATCTCGAAGCTTGCGCTCGACTTCTTACATCACTCAAGCGTAATTTCAAGAATATGCTAGTGATCTCGCACGTCGATAGCATTAAGGACATTGTCGATAACGTAATCGAGATCTCGCATGATGGTGTCGACGCGAGCGTGAGATACTGATGAAAAGCTTTGTTCAAGAGAAAAGCGGATATAGAATAGTTCGAAGGGGCGACACCAAAGAGAATTCGTCTCCAATAGCTTGCCCTTTATGTGAATGCGTCGTTATCGACGAGCTTGATTCCATCTCCATCTCCAGAACGGGATGCTGTTTTGATTGTGAGAACGAGATAGCTGACGTAAACAGGAAAAGGTGGATGGAAGGCTGGCGTCCTGATCGTGACAAGCTTAATGAGATCATATCTAAGAGACTCTCATCGCCTCACTCGAGAATGCATATTTAGATTGGGAGAGATATTAGAATATGAATCTATCTTCAAAAGAATTCGACGTGCTGGGGCAGATAACCTATAAGGGATGGGGGGTCTCTTCCATGCCTAACTCTGTTACCTGCTCCTCCAACGGAGATACCATAACTTTCAAGTTTATGACCGTCGTTCACTTTGCTGCTGATCAAGCTCTGAGGAGTCAAGTTGATAGAATCAAGCATGAATCTATCGAAATCATCACGAAGTGCGTTGCTGACACTAGGACAAAGTTCAAGGAAGCAGCTGGAAGAGCTTTAAAGCTCAAGGAATTGTCGAATACTGATTCTCTCGAAGTGATTGCAGCGACGAATCTTTCGCCGCGGCGCGTCGCTTATTACAGGAGACAGGTCACATTACAGGTGATGTGACGTGGCTGTACTCTCAAAAGACAAGCAGGTAGCAGAGATCATCGCGTGCGGGAAGAATTCATCGCACTTTATAAACAAGTACGTGAAGATCCAGCATCCCACCAGGGGTCTCGTGGGTTTCAACACCTACAAGTTTCAGAACGAGTGCTTAGGTAAGTTCGAAGAGCACAGGTTCAACGTTATCCTGAAGTCTCGTCAGCTCGGTATCTCAACTCTTGCTGCTGCTTACGCGCTTTGGTTAGCCCTGTTCTACAAAGATAAAGCAATTCTAATCATTGCAACGAAGCTGGCCGTCGCGCAGAACTTCATCAAGAAGGTGAAGGTCATGCTACAGAATCTTCCGACATGGCTCATCATGCCGTCTATGAAGTCTGACACCAAACAGTTCGTTGAGTTCAGCAACGGATCTTCCATCAAAGCGATTCCAACATCGGACGACGCAGGTCGATCAGAGGCTCTAACTCTTCTAATCGTCGACGAGGCTGCGTTCATTGGAAACTTTGACGAGCTTTGGACTGGTCTGTATCCCACCCTGTCAACGGGTGGTCGAGCGATCGTTCTTTCCACACCCAACGGTGTCGGTGGTCAATACCATAAGCTCTATGTCGAGGGAGACGCTGGTCTCAACGAGTTCAACGCGATCAAGCTTCCATGGGACGTTCACCCGGAGCGTGACCGAGTCTGGTTCGACAATGAATCGAAGAATATGACGAGAAAGCAGGTCGCGCAGGAGCTCCTGTGCGACTTTGCTGCATCAGGTGATACGTTCCTGGGCGCGAATGATCTTGAATACATCATATCACATACCCAGATGCCTATCGAGAGATGGGGTCCTGATATGGGCGTCTGGGTATGGCGTTACTTTCTTCCAGATCACAAGTACATCGTGGCTGCTGACGTGGCTAGGGGAGACGGGGCAGACTATTCAAGCTTTCACGTGATCGACACCACGGCAGGAGAGCAAGTCTGCGAGTTTAAGGGCAAAGTTCCGCCTGACCAGTTCGCGGTAGTTCTTAGCGAAGTAGGTCTAAGATACGGAAAGGCACTCGTCTGCCCTGAAAACAACAGCTACGGTTACGCCGTCTGTATGAAGCTAAAGGAGCTTGGATACCCGAACTTGTACTACAAGGACAAGAAGTACATGTACATGGGGGCGAGCGCAGGATCAGATGACATCGCGAACATTGGTTTCACAACAGGTCCTTCAAACAGGACCAAGATACTTACAAAACTTGAAGAAGTCATCAGAAATAAGCAGATCAGGATCAGGTCCACCAGAATGTCAGAAGAGCTGAAGACTTTCACCTGGATCGGTCAGACTGCAAAAGCAATGAAAGGATACAACGACGATCTCGTGATGGCATTAGCGATCGGCATCTGGCTCTACGACACCAACATCGACTACTCAAAACAGAGTCAGGAGATGACTCGCGCTATGATTGCAGCTTTTGCTGTTAACAAAAGAGACCACGATCAAGAGCCCTTTGTTCCGCACCCAAGGAACGTCATGTCACCAATAATGCTCGATGGGGCTCCCGGAAAAGCAGCAGGATCGACAAATCCGTACGCTCAATTTGGGTGGTTAATCAAGGGCTGATTTAAGTTTATCAAAACTCGGATAGAATTGAGACCAAGATGGCAGAAAAAACAAACAGAGACATATTCCAACGCCTGACCCAACTCTTTAGGGCTGGTCCGGTTATTCGTAGGAAGGTGAAGAACTATTCCGAGCCAACCGCGTCGTCCGCCTATGAGATGTTCAGGAAGAATCAATCTGACATCTACTCCAGCACGGTGGCTGCGTACGGTGCGTTCGACCGCATGTCAAGATACTCAGATTTCTCTGAGATGGAGGCCACTCCTGAAATTGCGTCAGCTCTTGACATCTACGCAGAGGAGACTGCTTCACAGGACGAGAAAGGGCAGGTTCTACATGTTCATTCCGAGAACCGAAGAGTCAAGGAACTTCTTGACACTCTATTCTCTGACACTTTGAACATCGAGTTTAACCTTCCGATGTGGACGAGGAACATCTGCAAATACGGAGACTTTTTCCTCTTCAACGATGTCCACCCAGGTTATGGAATCATCAATGCGTATCCCATTCCAATCTCTGAGATGGAACGTGAGGAAGGTTACGATCCGAAGGATCCGATGGCTGTTCGATTCCGATGGATCACCAGGGGAAACCAGGTCCTCGAGAACTGGCAGATTTCTCACTTTCGTCTTCTCGGTAACGACGCCTTTCTTCCATACGGATCCTCGATTCTAGAGTCCGCTCGTCGTATCTGGAGACAGATGATCCTTATGGAAGACGCGATGCTCGTCTATCGAATTGTCCGTGCACCTGAGCGTCGAGTCTTCTACATCGACGTTGGTAACGTTCCACCCGAGGAGGTTGCCAACTTCATGGAGCAGGCTCAAACAAGCCTCAAGAGGAACAAGGTGACCGATAAGGCAAACGGAAAGATGGACCTTCGCTACAATCCGTTGTCGGTTGACGAGGACTACTTCATTCCTGTTCGTGGCGGAGAGACTGGAACAAAGATCGATTCGCTGGCTGGTGGCACAAACGCAGCGGCCATCGAGGACGTTCAGTACATCCAAAAGAAGCTCTTTGCAGCCCTCAAGATTCCCAAGGCGTATCTCGGATACGACGAAGACATTGGAGCAAAGGCAACGCTGGCGCAAGAGGACATCCGCTTCTCAAGAACAATCTCCAGGATCCAGAAGGTTGTAATTTCTGAGCTCAACAAGATGGCGATGATTCATCTTTACTCCCACGGCTACGAGGGTGAGGATCTTCTTAATTTTACGTTGAAGCTCTCGAATCCCTCAACGATAGCTCAGCAGCAGAAGCTTGAGCTCATCTCTTCGAGGTTTGACATCGCTGGAAAAGCACCAGAGGGTATCGTTGATCGTCGTTGGGTCCGCAAGAATATTCTTGGATTCTCTGACGAAGAGATCGATTCTATAAAAGAAGGACGGAAGAAGGACAAGGAAGAGGACGCTGAGCTCGAAGCGATGCCTGGTGGCGATGCATCGGTAGGTGCCGCGGCTGGCGGCGCCGCTCCCATCACGGCTGGCTACGAGAGACCAGGTGAGATCGTTTCGGCTGGAGTTGAGAAGCCAGGTGTGATGTCAATAGAGAACGACGAGCTTCCGCTAAGAGCTGAGAAGACGATGCGTAATGTTTTCGGAAAGAACATCGAGCAGGAGCGTGATCGTTCGACCGCAGCGTCCGTCGATATGCCAGATATGTTCAAGATGGTAGGAACTGGAAATTGGGCCAGGGACCAGGACACTTCAAACAGGATATTCGATGAGGATGAGGTCTTCTCGATGACGACCGAATCGAAGCCTAGTTTGAGCCTTGTAGAGCAGCTTTACGATGCCCCGCCTTTTCCGAAGCCGAGAATGACAGCTCAATTAGATTCTGCCCTTAAACAAGCTCGTTCGAGAATACGTAAGCAGAGCGCGGACGTCTTGATTGAGACGCTAGAGCCACCCAGCAAATCAGGAAGCTTCGATGAGTAACTCTCACAACAAGAAAAGAAACGTAGGGATTATCTACGAGCAGCTGCTAACAAAAGCCTCTGCAGCTCTCGTTGATAATGATTTTCAGGCGGCACAAGAGTGCTCGAGAATCATCAAGACGTATTACAAACCAGGAACCGAGGTGTTCAAGGAACACAGGCTGTTTCAGGCTCTTCTGAATACGACTGTGAAATCAGAGAACGTTGGGCTTCGAATCATGCAGGAGGCTCGGCGCGGCTCTAACATGTTTTCAACTCGTCAGCTTGAGATAGAAAAATCTCAGTTGATTAAAGAAATAAACAAGTCGATAGATGACCGAAACTTCTTCAATCAGCACGTAAATAACTACAGGTTGTACGCTACGGTTCAAACCCTCATGAACGATTGGAGAAAGGAAGACGAGGGATCCCTGGGTCGAGTGATCCAATACGAGCAGAAGCTTCTTGAGTGGCTCGAATCTGACAAGGTCACAGCTCCCGTTTTGAGCGAGCTGAAGAACGAGAAGGTAACTCCCCTCACGGTGAAGATCATGAACGAAAAGTTCGAAAAGAAGTGGGCAGGTAAGCTTACGGAGATCCAGCACCAGCTGATTCGTGATTACGTGCACGGGAAAGTTGACATCTCAATGCTGGAGAGCATCAAAGCTAGGACGTCAAGGGGTCTTCATCGACTGAAGGAATCAACTGGTAGCCAGGTTCTTCTCGAGAAGATCGATTACGTGTTCAAGATTGTTGAGAGCGCAGACGTTACAAAGTTAGATGACGCAGGGATCGTGAAGTTCATGCAGCTAACTCAACTCCAGCAGGAACTAGAGGCAAAAGATGAGTGAAAGATCTCTGAAACTACTGACAGAGTGGATGCCGTTCTCCTATGATCCAAAGTCTATCAAGGAAGCGAAGGTAAGCGGAGGTCGTTTGGTTATGAAGGGAATCCTGCAGAAAGCAGAGACCCTGAACCAGAACGGTCGAATCTACCCACGAGATATTCTCGAACGTGAGGTTAGAAATTACCAGAAATTCATCAGGGAGAATCGCGCTCTGGGAGAGTGCGACCATCCGGACTCTTCTGTTGTTGAGCTTAAGAAGGTAAGTCATATTATCAAGGAAGCTTACATGGAAGGCAACGTCTGCTACGGCACTGTTGAGATCCTGGACACTCCGATGGGTAAGATCCTCCAGAGTCTTGTTGAAGCAGGCGTGACCCTCGGCATATCTTCACGCGGCGTCGGGTCCACGAGCAAGTCGGGTGAATCCCAGGTCGTGCAGGACGACTTCCAGCTGATCTGCTGGGACTTTGTCTCAGAGCCCAGCACACCTGGTGCCTTCATGATGAGAGAGGGACGTGAAGTAAAAGCGTCGGAACTCTCGAGAACATTTAATCGTAGCGATAGGATCGATAGAATATTCAACGATATTCTAACCTGGAAGGCTTAATGGCATCGTTAACTAGAACAGAGCTGAAAGACATCGTTAAGGAATGCATCCTGGAAGTTCTACTCGAGGGCTTGAGACCCAACGAAGAGGAGCCCCCTCGTCAGCAACGTGAGACGGTGAATCGACCCACACCCTCTGTGAAAAAGCATCTCGATAGCATCACGTTCTCAACTGGCGCGAGCAAGGTCACTGAGCAGGCGCGGAGACCTCCAATCGCAGCTGTAAAAAATCTGGCCTCTGAGTTTCCAGAGGGGGAACGAGGCATCATGCAGCAAATTTTTGAGGATACAGCTCGCACGACCCTCCCGGCCCAGCTAACTGCCGAGAGAAATCCAGCTGCCGCTGCATCTTCAATATCGAACAACGCCCTAGAGATCGATCCGATGGCCGCTTTCGGAGGTTCATCAAACTGGGCTGATCTTGCTTTCTCATCGTCGAAAAAGAGCTGAAGAAGATAGTTAACAGTTGATACACCCAGCAAGGAGTCGATATGTCGAAAATTGTAAATCTCACCCCTGAAATTCTTCGTCTCATCATCAAGGAAGAGAAGATGAAGATCACCAAGAAGCGCTCTAGCAAGATGCCTTCTGGAAAGCCTTCGAGCACCCGCGATGCAGCGAAGCAGACAAGGCAGGTCGAGCCCACCGAGCTCGCGCACACCCTCGCAAAGGAAGTCTCCCACTACAAGGATCTGCAGGCTGAGGCAGCTGATCTTGCCCGTCGTCTCTCTGAAGTTAACGAGGCTCGTCAGCATATTCGCGCTCGTATCATCGAGCAGCTCTGATCAGCATAGTTAACAAAGAGAAACGGAGACAAAATGCCAGGAAAATATCCACTCATAACAGCACCCCCTCGTGCAAGGACCAGTCTTACCGCTGGTGGCACGACTGGACTTTCGCAGTCTGACACGGAGACTCTCAAGTTGATGTTTCCTAACTCTCCGACCTACAAGTCTATGACGGACGGCATCCAAACCGACGCTCTGTATCGTGCTTACGCTGCTCGTTACTTACAGCCTGCTACTCAGCAGGGCGATCCCGATCAGCTTCCTTTCGTCAATTTGAACTACACAGGTCCGACCACCACCCCGGACGGCGCCCTCAAGGACGCCACGAAGGCCCCCAGCTTCGGCGGTCTCACATCTGATCAATACGAAGGGCGCTACTTCCCGAACCTCGTCGTCCCGACAGATCCAGCTGCGGGCGTGGACGGTACATCCACGGGAGCTGCTCGTGAGCCAAACGACAACTTCGGTAGTGGCCGCGCGGTAACGACAGTTCTTCCTGAGGAAATGTCGGCGCTGATCGCTGCTACTAGCATCAACATCTCCGGACCGATCGCCCCGCTTGGCCAGAGCGGTACGGGCACTGCAGGCTCATCCACTACGACCCATTCGAAGAACGATGGTGCGTATTCACCTCCTTCTTGATCCGATATGTCTCGGCGTCGCTTTAGCGAAGCTAACAATCCAAATTACGACGCCCGCACCGGCCTGGGATACGGCACGGACGGGCGTCGTGATTTGCCTCGGATGTCGCAGGGCTCGTGGCCCTACATTGAGATAGTTCAGGACGACGTGGATGATGAGGAAGAAATCAGGGACGAGGAAGATCTCCAGACGCAGGTCGCGATAGGAAACAAATCAGGTCAGGGACACATCAGATGGGACTCTTACGCTGATCGAGCTGCCGACAACAGACGAATGGTCGGAGCTGATTTTCGGATGCACGAGCAGACAACGGGTCGAGGAATGTCTCCTATACCTGATCTCTACAAGAATAAGCAGGGAGTTCTCGGGGTCGGAGCTGACGGACCTTCCATAAGACCAGCTCCTGCTAGAGTGTCGCTTGCGGGGTCCAAAGCCGGATACTCCAGCCCACTTCCACTGAGCGATGCTGGTTCCATGGAGCCCGCCTACACTCTCGGGGAGATACCCGGTCCCGATGAATTGACGGCTAATAGGCTTCGCAGACTAATACGAGCAATTCATTTAGAGCAAGAGCTAGAAAAAGACTCGTGACGATATACTTAAAACAGCGTAGGACATAGGAAGAAATATGCCGAACCTTTTTGATGAAGCGATCGCAGATGCCAAGGCCCTCAAGGAAATGGCCGAGGCTAACGCTCGCAACAAGATCATTGAATCAATCTCACCGAGAATCAGGCAGCTCATTGAGCAGCAGATGATGTCAGAGCAGGATGAGGAAGTTGCTGCCGGGGACGAGGTTCCGAATCTCGACCTTGAAGCTCTTCCCGACGACATGAACACTCTCACCGGCGCGTTTGACAGCAACGTAGCCGCTTCAATCCCTACCTCTCCCGGCGCTCCTGATTCCGGCGAGGAGGTGACCCATACCGTCACGACCAAGACGGCTTCCGGGACTGAGGTCAAGATCAATGTTCGCGTTGACAAGCACGGTGAGGCTTCCACGTCCGCCGAGTCGGAAGAGGCCCCGGGCGACGACGTCGAAGTCTCTCTTAATAAGGAGGGCCTCGAGGCACTTGCTGACATGGTGCTTGGCGAGCGTAAGCAACGTGTCTCCTACGGAACCGTTCGTCGTCAGTTCGAATCCCTGAAGCGTGTTTCAAAGAGCCTTCCGCTCTCTGAGAGAAGCAACTTTAGGGCTGCATATGCAATTTTAGTGAAAAGTACCCATGACTTGCAGAGCCAACTACTATCTAATGGTGGAACGTCTGCAGTCAAGCAAAAGTTTAACACATTAGTTAAGGAGATGAAGCAAATGTCAACAAGCGCGAGATTCCGTCGCCTCCT